TCCAACACCACAAGCCACAGCTCAAGCCATAGTCCCAAGCACCTCCGAACAAGGGCAATTCTGTTGCCTTCTGCACACCAGTAATAGTCTGTCATATATGTATTAGAAGCACCGCCTACTGCCGTTGCAAAATCTATTATAGGATTATTAGCATCATATCCTACTGCACTTTGATATTGTCCTGTTGTAGAACAATTTGTATATCCTAATGCCTTGTAAGAACCATCAAATTTGTCTACCGCATAATCATTAGAATTTTGGCTTATATATGCTTTATAATCTTTTATATTGATTCCATCTACAAACTGCCATAAAGCACCATATATATCTTCAATTCCTCTATAAATCATAGAATGTTGTCCATCATCATTTAGTGTTCCAGACTTCATGCCTAAACTATCACATCCACCACTGTTTACTCCATTAAAGCTTCCTGTCCATTCTTTTGATATAACACCTTTTCCCAATTTATCCTGTGCATTATAATCTGCATATTCTACAAGATAAAGTATTTGGAATAAGAAGTAATGCCAATCAAGTTGTCCAAATCCATCTCCTAAATTTCTTGCATATGTTCTAAAATTAGTAATAGTATCGGATACTAATGGTGCTACACCAGATTTACTATATACTCTTGAATTTGAACCAGACATAGTATATCTTCCAACACTAAATTGCTCTGATTTTATATATCCTTCTTTTTTACCATCTGCAATATATACATACTCATATGTATCATCTCTAGTTCTTTTATACCAGAACTCTGGTATTCTTGTTAAGACTTCTCCATTGCTTCCATCAAATTTGAAAGTTGGCTCTCCATAGTATGCTGTTATCCTTTGAGATTTAACATCATAATTATAACTTATAATATCACTCCACGGATATAAATTATCAAAACTATTTTGTACGGCAGTAGAACCTTTTTGAGCATTTGCAACTAATCCAACTGCATCTTCTATTCTCTCCCAAGTTGATGATGAGTTATTTGCTAACTTCCTTCTAACACCATATACATGTACTTTCATTTTTTCTTTTATTTCTGCAATATCTGCTGTATTCTGTTGAACTGCTTGTACATCAACATTTTGCATCATTTGATTAAATGATGTTACTCTATTTTGTTCTGCAGTAGCTCTTGCCTTTTCTGCTACTACTCTTGCTGTTTCTGCATTTGTCCTATTAGTTTCATTTGTTTTTCTTGTATTCTCTGCAGATATTCTGTTGTTTTCATTCGTTACTCTCGTTGCTTCTGCAGTAGCTCTTGCCTTTTCTGCTACTACTCTTGCTGTTTCTGCATTTATCCTATTAGTTTCATTTGTTTTTCTTGTATTCTCTGCAGATATTCTGTTATTTTCATTTGTTACTCTTGTTGCTTCTGCAGATGAAATATCTTCTAACATTTGTGAAGATTCCTCAACAAAGTCATCTATTGCTTTTGAAAACTCTTCAAAGTAATTTTCTGTATTTTCTGGACTAACGGCAGCTTTACTTGTTTGCTCTATTTGTACTGGAATATAGAAAGATGATGTAACTTCACTATTAGTATTTTTTACTTCTATTTCCATTTTTGCTTTTCCAGATTGTCTTACACACTCTTCTAGCAATGGTATTGTTGCTATTCCGTTTGGTATATCTATGTTAGAAGCTAATTGTTGAATGAGTGTACTATTTGGCTTTGTGAATATAATATCTATAGTTTGAGATGTTAAATCTACTATAGTATTATCATTTAATATCTTAACTTTTATTATAGTTGTATCCATTTGCTTTAAAAATATTGTATTATATATTTTATTTTGTAAATCTACAACTAACTCAACTATTCTTTTCATCTTTTGCCTCCTCTAATATAATTGTTGTTGAATCATCATCTTGTTTTACTAGCTTTCTCATAACTTCTCTTTTTTCTTGTATATATTCCTTGAATTTTATTGATTGATTATCATATTGCTTTATTTTATCTTTTAGTGCATCTACTATAAGATTTTTTACTTTTTCTCCTGTCTTTGATAATTTGTATTTGTATTCTAACCCTAATTCTTTCAAAAGAAATTTATTTATAGCCTTTTGCTCTTCTAACTCACTTGATAATTCTTGAATTGCTTTAGTTATAAATGGAATAATTTTTGTTTCATCTATTTGATATACTTCATCAAGTATATTCCCATCCTCATCTCTTTGTGGCACTTTAAATACAAAATTGCTTTTTACATTTTCAAGTTCTTGTGCTATGTATCCAATTTCTTCTGTTCCATCGTTATCTTTCCATTTGAAACTTCTATGTAAAATTGAATTTATAACACTCAAAGCATCTACTTTTGATTCTTGTATGTCTTTTTTTAACCTTCCATCTGATTTCCAACAACTTGCAGCTACAGTTCCTTTATTTGTTGTAACAATTTCTAAATATCCACAATTTGAATCTGTACCATTGGTATAATATGTATATCCCAAAGAAATCACTCCTGCATGACTTACGATTGCAGGTTTACTATTTACATATATATTATCTGGATATATAATGGTTTCTTTATTTTCTCCATTATTTCCCACTCTAAACCAAGCTTCATTATCATCTACAAATCCATCGACATATCTTTGCTGTCCATTAGTAGGAGTATTATGGGTAATCCCAATCATGCCTGCATCATCATCTCCAATTAAATTAGCATTTCCTTTATTATTTTTTCCTCCTATAAATATTCCTAGTTGAGAATCACATTGTAAATTTATATTTCCTAAATCTCCTTCTATAAAAAATTGGTCTGTAGTCATCCATGCTTGTTTTCCATCAGTTCCTTGCATTATAAATGTTGGATTTTCTCTTGTTCCATCGCCTAATCTAATCGTGCCTCCTTTAATAGTTGCATTATTGCATGTCATATTTCCTTTTTCATCAATGGCAAATCCTGCATTTATTGTTGTATATCCCTCTAAATGTATCTGCGATGCTACTATTGCTAATGTATTAAGCCCCTTTATTCTTGCAACATCCATCTGTCCTGCAGTAATAAAGTCTGCAACAATTCTTCCATCTTGTGTCATCGCCAGTTCATATGGTCCATTTATTCCGTTTTTCGAATATCCTAGTCCATTAAGATTCCATCTCCACACTTTTTTAGCAGTATTAGGATTGTCTGTATCCATAATAAATAACTCATTTTGTGTTTTATAAACATATCCACCTAAAGCTGCGGTTAATTGCTCTGTAGCATTTTGCTTTGCCTGTAATAATACACTTGTTTCAATAGTATCTGTTTCTTTTCTAATAGTATTTGTTATATCTTTTTGAGAATCTGTAATATAATTAGCTTTAAATTCTCCTAATTCTAGTTTTGTGTATCTATGTAATAATGCATCATATGTTGTTTTTATTACTCTTACTTCTACTTGTGTATAATCGAGTTCTACTCTGATAGTATCTCCCATTGAAACACTTTCTAAAAAAGTATAGTCTTGATATTCTGTAGTTTGAGATAAATCAACAAAATCTACTTTTAAATTTACTGTAGGTTTATCTATATTTTCTTCCGAATACTTTAAGTTACACAATCTTCTTAATTCTTGATAAGCCTCTTCTGCAGTAGCAAAGCCTTCCTCTTCATCTGCATTTTCTTTTACTTTAACATCTGAAAATTCTATTACTTTTACTTTTTTATGCGGATAATTGTTAATAAGAGGACTATCAATATATTTTTCTGGAAGAAATAATCCATTATATCCTTGTGGCATAATTTTTGTTACTATATTAGAATTATCAATAGTAAAGTCTAATCCTGTAAGATTTTTTCTATATCTTATCTTGTATCCTTTATCATTTCCTCTTCTATTTAGCATTTTAATTGTATAATTATTTCTTTCTAGCTCTCCACCCCATAAGTTTACAAAACTATTTTCTAAATCTCCAACTATAGCTTCAATAGGATTTTTTCTAACATATCTTGCACTTGATACTGTTTGAATGTCCGAAAAGCTATTAAAGTTGTGTGAGTCTAGGGTATGTGATAATATCCAATCTAAACATGCAGCTCCATTTAGGTTTTGTGGAAAAACATCTTCTAAAAAATTGTCTGCTAAATCATATGATATATGCTCTCCATAAATTGTTATAGTGTCAAAATTAGGCTTTACATATTTTATTCTAAATAATTGGTCCTCTTCTAAACCTGCATCACATTTTATAATATTTTCGTTTATAATAAATTCAATATATTTGGAAGTAATAGGATATTCCATATCTAATACTAATTCTCCATTTAAAGCTTCTGATACTTCACATTTTAGAGAATCTTTTAATATTCCTATACCATTATTATTAAAATCTTTACAATTTGCATCATACAATATAATCATAGATAAGTCTCCCTATATTTTATTTTTAAATTAGTAATTGAGCCTATCCACTCAATTTTATTTTCTCCTGGTTTTAGTTTTAAAAATTCCCCAAGAACATTACTATTTTCATTTTTATTGCCTTTGTATGCTTCTTCTATTTTGGAATCTAGTTCTATATATCCATCTAATTTTTTTATTTTCTGTGATTTATTCCCTATTGTAAGTGTTATTGCTCCGCTTCCTTCTATCCTTATGTAAGGACTTATCTCTGCTGTAGATTGTGTAATATATATAACTGATGCTTTCGAAAAATTATGTTCATATTCCTTTAAAGAATAGGCAAAAGGTTGCAATTCAATTTCTATTGGAAATTCATAAAAAACATGAAGAACTTTTGAAAAATCAATACTATTTTTTATTATTCCTTCGTAGTATTTATCTTCCTCCAAAGATATTACTAATTTACCAGTTCCACTTAGCCACCTAGATATTTCTCTTACATTTGCATTTGGTCCTAATGTACACTTTATTTGATATATAAAAGTATCATATACTCCTTCATCTATATAAAGTTTTCCATTTCTTCCTGGTATTTCTTTTTCTTCTATTCTCTTTTTTGGTATTGTAATAGGAGGTAATTCATTCACTATAATATTTTTATCTACCGAACTCACTTTGTTCCAAATAAAATATGGTATCATGTTGTTGCTCCTTTCGCTTTTCTTTTACTTGATGCGTAAAAAGCCATTTCTTCGGATAATGCTTGTATATCCTGCTTTCTATTGTTATAAAAATTAGTTATATTAAAAATAATACTAGAACTATTATCGTTATTTTCAATTTTTTCTTCTTGCAATTCTTTTTGCTTTCTAGTCCTATTTTTCATATATTCTGCATTTTCTTCTTTGGTTAATACTCTTTCTCCCTTATGTAATAATGCGGGATAATCATCTTCTGGCACATAATCAATACCAACTTTTAATTTTGGTATTTCGTTAATATGAAATCCCTTCCCACCAACTCCAGGAACCCAATCTGGTATTTTTATTTTATTTATACCTCTAATAAATGTGTTTATTCCATTTATTATCCAATTTATAGGTGTTTTAAATATGTTTGCAAGTCCACTTATTATATTACTAAATATGTTCTTAATATTTTGCCATGCTGCACTCCAATTTCCAGTAAATACATTTTTTACAAAGTTAATTATATTGGAAAATACATTTTTTACATTTCCTATAACATTTTTTATTGTTTCAAATACACTTGAAAATATATATTTTACCTGATTAAATGCTCCTTGCCATGCACCAACAAAAATCACTTTCACAAAATTTATAATTCCTTCAAATACACTTATTGTATTTTGAATTATTTTTGAAACCAAATCAAATGCTCCTTTGAAAACAGTGGATATTACATTTGCAACTAATTCAAGACCCGCTTGTAGTGGTGGTAATATTAGTTGTATTATATTAGTAAATAATTGAATCAAAGGAGGTAATATCATATTTATTAACGATAGTAGTGGTTCTAATAATGTCATAAATAAATTTATTATAGGTTGTAATAAATTTATAATTGGTTGTAATAAATCCAATAATGGTTGTATTAATTGCATCAAAATAGGTAAAAGAGATTGAACTATTTGCATTATTGGTGGCAATAACATTTGTGCTAACTGTACCAAAACTGGCAAAATTGCTTGTATTATTTGTGTCAAGAAAGGAACTAATTGTTTCCAAATATCCATCATTATAGGCATAATTGTTTGTACCAGTTCCATAAGTGGTGGTAATAATTGTGCAAACATTTCCGATATTACTGGCGAAACCTCATTTAACATTCCTTCAATTACTGGCATATTATCACTAATTATTTGAATTACTTGTTTTAGTATAGGCATAAGTGCATTTCCAAGTGGAAGTAATAGCATTTCTACATTTCTTTTTAGTCCTTCAAATAAATCTGTTAAATTGTCATATTTTACTTCTTTTAATTTGTCCATTGTATTTACTGTCTCATCAAATTTGTCTCCATATTCTGTCATAGCAAATACAGCATCTTTTCCCAAGTCCTCCCACATAGTACCAAATATAGCAACACCTGCAGTATTTTGTTCTATTGGGTCCTCAATATTTTTCAAACCTTCTACAACTTCTCCAAATGCCCAAGAAGCTCTTTCTCCACCTTCTCCAAATGCTTGTGCAATATCATCTGCATTTAATTTCATTGCTTTTAGAGAATCTGTTGCAGAGCCATCTTTCATTCTGATGCCCATTTCTTTTATTGCATCTCCCACTTTATCTATAGAAAAAGCTCCACTATCTGCTCCTTGTTTGAATGTATTAAACATATCAGTAGCACTTAATCCGTTTTGTTTAAAATGTACGGAATATTCATTTATTGAATCTAGCAAGTCTCCATTTTTATCTAATCCTTGCTGTGCCCCTTGTGCTATTAAATTGTATGCTTCTTCGGATGAAATTCCAAATTGGTCCATAAGCATTTTAGCAGCTCGTACACTCTCGTTTACTTCAAATCCAAATGTATCTCTTAATGCCAAAGCATCTTCCGTTACACTTTGAAGTTGTGTATCTTCAATTTCTCCTAGCTGTGTTTTTACTTGTGCCATACTATCTGCGATGTCTTGAAAATCCTCTCCATAGTTATTCTTGTAGATGTTTTTCAAAACCTCTTCATATTGTCCTGTTGCTTCCGTTGCTGTTCCTGTCGCCGCTATATAACTATCTATAGCAGAATCTACATCTTTTGCAGTATTGATTGCCATTCCTCCAATAGCTGTTGCTGCGGTAACTGCTGCTGCTCCTAATCCAAGTGCCCATTTCCCTGCAGTTTTTGCGACATTGCCTAGCTTTGTTCCTAATCCTTCACTTTTTTTGCCTGTTTTTTCAATTTTTTCATCCGCTTCGGTAGTATCTACAAAAATACTACCAAATAACTTAAATATTTCCATTTATTTTTCCACCTGCCTTCTGCTCTTGCTCATAATACCTTACTACTCCCATCATTTCTTTTTCTATTTCATCATTAGACATTTGCTTTTCTTTTGATGAATTACAATGTAAATTTTCAAAAGCTTTTTTCTTATATTCTTCAAAAGAAACAAATTCAAAAAAACCTATTTCCATATATGGATATAGAGTTAACCATCTTGTATATAATTCTTTTTCATAGGCAGTTTCTAGTAAATTATTTAATTTTTCTATTGGAAAGTTTTTAATATTAGATATGCCATAATATTTTTCAAGTAGTATTATTTTTTCTTCGATTCTGGCATATCCTTTTGTTGTAAAAAACTTTTTAATCCCTTATCTTTTGCTATTTCCTTCAAGAACTCTATTACATCAACTTGTTTTGCTTCTTCTTCTGATATTTCTTTATATAAAGAAATAAATCGTACTAATTCATCTCTAACTAAATGCAATTTTTTTCCTAGTGTTAATAGTAGTTCTGCTCCAATTTGTTTTTGTAGCCTTTCTACTTCACTTTTGCTTTTTCCCCTTGCTTCATCACCCATCTTAAAAAACTTTTGCATTAGTTGTGAATCTATCTCCATTTTTTCCATTATTGTGCTTATAACACACATCATATCAATGTTAATTTTCATGGTAATTTCCTCCTAAATAAAAAAATAGAGCAACCTTTATAGTTGCTCATACATTAAACTGTTGTTAGACTTTCTTCGTAAGTAATACTTTGTATTCTTTCGATTGAGTAAATTTTCTTTGTTTCATCTTCGTAAGAATGATGAGCAGCAAAATCTAATTGTATTCCTCCTTCTGCTTTTTGTACTGCTGCAAATTCTAATCCATTGTCTGCCATAGCATCAAATATAGAAATTTTTAGGTAATCTCCTTTTAAAGTCTTACAAAACATAGTTATGTTATCGTTATAGTTTTCATCTGAAATTAAGCCCAAGTCTGAACTTTCAATTTTAGATATTTCGCCACTCTTATCCTTTGTTATTGATGCACCTGGCAATGCCATTGATAGTGAATCTAAACTTGCATTTAAAGTCTTTGCAGAAATTGTTGCATTTTCATCATCAATTACTTCTGTTCCTTTTGTTTTTCCACCTTGTCCATCAAATTCTATTTGTCTTATAGTTCTTTCTACTTTAAATGTAGAACCTCCACGAATTGGAGCTAACAATTTTTGTGTTTCTAACCCATAATTTCTAAAAACAATTCCATGGTCTATTTGGATGTTTTCAACATCTACTTTTCTTTGTTTTGTTTTCAATTTAATTTCCCTCCTTAATTTTGAAACTCATACATATGTATTTCAAAAGTCTGTATTCTTCTTTTTATAGTTTTATCTTCATCATAATTAGTGTTACATCCACTAAAATATATTTTTATAGCAAAACTATCTAAAAAAGCCTGGTATCCATCTATTTTTTCCTTTATAGCATCGCAAATATTTTCTATTTGTGTTGTATCATCGCCAGAATCCCAAGTCTCCGCTTCTAAATAAAATGGTATATATATCTCATCGTTACTTTCTTTTACATCTAATACTGTATACGGAAAATCCATAGTATCATCTGCAGTCATAAAACAATTTGGAACAACATTGTCTAAAAGTTCCTTAATGTGTTTTCTTAATTTTATTCTAGTTGTTTCTTTATCCACTTCCAATTTCCTCGCTTTCATCAATTATTCCTCTTGCTTTGTTTTCATCCTCTATACTTTTGATATAAGTACCTTGTATTTTTCTTATTTCATTTTTATTATTTAGTACAGCTCCTCTTATATGTTCTTTTTTTACCTGCTTTGATGTTCCTGTCTCTTGAAAACCAATATAAAATCCTCCTGGCTTATATCCAACCTGCAAACTTCCATCTTTTCTAGCCCAATATTGTGTGTTTTTTCTTCCTCTTCCAGTATTTTTTTCAATACTCTTTTTAGCTTCTCTTGTAACAAACTTTCCTACATCTTTATTAGCTGCATGTACTAATTCTTTTAAGAGATACTTTGTTCTATCTACACTATTTATATATTGAACTCCATCTTTTGTTATCTTTATTGCACTAGGAATTGCCATAAGCATTTACCTCTTTCTTTTTTATATCACTTGAGCAAGTAAGCTCTAGCTTTTCATCATCTGTTTCATATGTTTTTAATATTTCATATTTGACTCCTTTGTATCTTAAATACTTTTCGTTTTCATAATCAAATTTCCATATTACCAATATTCTTTCTGCCTTCATGCCTACTGCTGCAGCTTGAAAAAATGTACTTGAATATACTTGTTTTTCTTCTCCAAAAACATCTCTTTCTCCTGGTTTTCTTATCATGTCTCCTATAGCATTGCCTTCTACTTTATCTTTGCTTATCAAAGTTATTATTTCATCCATATTTACACCTCTTTCGGTGGATTTTTGTATTTAGATGATACACTCATCTTATACCTTAATCTTTCATATGATTTTTGATATTTATCACTTTGCTTGTTGTTCCTAAAATTAGCTCTTACATAAGCAGTTATAGCCTGGCAAACCACAGTATTGGAAGCTACTATGTTACTTTCATGTATTCCAGACATTTTTAAATCTTCGATTGCAGCAAGTTCTACTTCTTTTAATTCTTCATCAAAACTACTATTGCTCAATCCAACTCTTTTCCTCAATTCTTCTACATCTATCATTTTAGTAGCTTCCTCCTTCTTATTCTTCTACTTTTGATTCTGTCTCTACAGTTTTATCTGATTCTGGTCCTTCTACTTTTGTTTCTGTAGTTTCTCCCTCTGTTTCAACAACTTCCTCTTTTTTATTTTTTCCTTTTGTTGATTTAGTAGGTGTTTTATCTTCTACATATTCTGCTGATATAACTCTTCCCACTTTTGCATCATTTAGTTGTTTTAATCTTTCCTCTGTTACTACTAAAACAGCATCTTTTTTTACTTCTGCTAACTTATTTGTTTTATCTAAAAATGGTACTTCTACCTTAAAATTATATTTAATCATTTTTGTTTCCTCCATTTATAAAATATTTAGCAGCCTCTCGGCTGCTTTTATTACACTTGTGGTGTTTCTTGTGTTCCCTTTTCTCCTCCATCTGCTTTAGTTGATGTAGCTTTCTTCTTTAATAACACTACACTTTGAGTGCTTGACATTTTACCATCGCCAATTAAAGTAGCTTTTGTAATCCATTGGTCTAAATCCTCATCAAAGTATCTCTTTATTACTATTTCCATATTTGAATTAAATAGATAATCTGATAAATCACAAATTACTCCAAATACTGTTCCTGCTTCTGCTGTATCAAAAGATGGTAAATAATCATCTTCTACTAGGATAGCTTCTTTTCCAAGAACTTTTGTTGTTTCTTCTCCATTTAGTCCATAATTCACTCTTCCTACAGGTTGTCCATTAGAATCTACCATACCTTCAATGTAATTAGTAAAGTCTGAATCATTTAATATGAATGAGATTCTTTTCTTGTAACTTGCAGGAACAGCTTTTTTAGCTTTAATCCATCCTCTATATGTTCTTATTTCCTCTTCTGTTAATTCAACAACCTTTACATTTTCGTGTTTTGTAATTCCTAAAGGTTGTTTATTTCCTGTTCCATTTAAAACTGCTTGTTCTAATGCAACAATCATTGCCTCTTTCATTGCATCAACTAGACTATCTTCAAAAACTTCTAATGTTGTTGTATCAACTTCAAGGCTAATAGCAACTCTACATTGTAATTTATGATATAGGAATGATACATTTGAATTTACAGGATATTTTTGTTTATCTGCAACTGTATTCTCTCCTACCCATGTTGCTTTTGGTTTTAATGTAGCAACTGGTATAGAAATTCCACCTTTTACATTAGATTTTGTTATTCTTGCCCAGATTTGTCCATATTCTTTTAGTTCCTTAATTACTCTTTTCATAATAGTGTTTGGAACTACTGCTGATGCATCTGTTGTAAGAGTTATTGCATCTGCTCTTTTTTCTGGAATTTTACCAGTTAATATGTATTCCATAAAAGCTGTTCTTTTTTCTAATTCTGTGTTGTCAATTTTTCTTGCTTCTAATCCCGCACTTCTTCCTGGTAAGTAAGATGCAACTGGATTAAAAGCTGCTTTGCTTCTAATTTCCATTTGTTTAATTACTGATTTTCTTGATTCTTCTAATTTTGCTTTTTCTTCATTTAGTTTGTCTACTTCTTCCTCAATTTCTTTTAATCTTTCTTCTTTTTCCTCTTTTGTAGCTTCATCGCTCTTTTCTTTTAATTGCTCATTTATTTTAGCAATTTCATCCTCTAATTCTTTTACTTTTTTTTCTAATTCTTCCATGTTAATTTCCTCCTAAATTTATTTTTGTTTTTATTGAAATTCGCCTTTTGCGAATTTCTAGTTGTTTATTTGCTCTAGCATTATCCAATGCCTTTTTCTCGTTATCCAACGATAATAAAGCTCGAGCATATATAGTAGTATCTTCGTAAGCAGGATAATTTACCGCACTTACTTCGATAACCTTACTAACTTTTTTAATTATTCTTGTAGGCATTTCTTGGTCCACATCTTTCCACTCTTCATCTGCCACCTCAAACATATAACTCATTCCAGTTATATCTCCTCTTCTTATAGCAGAATTTAATGCTTTTGCTTCTGTATTGTTTTCTATGTCTATACTTGCTCTCATTTTTAACCCTATTGTATCTGGTTGTAAAAATAATGTATTATTGGCATTATTTCTTCTACTTCTTGCAAGTGGTATTCTGTTAGTATCATGGTTATAATATAAAGCAACATCATCAAAGTCTGTTCCTTCAAAAGCTCCTTGTTCTATTATCTCCTTGAACATTCCTGCAATGATTGTCTCCGAATTATAAACTGCTGCATAACCTTCCAATGTAGCTTCTGAACCATTATTTTGTTGTTCATTGTCTATATTTTCTAAATTTTGAACTTGCCTTCTTTCAACTTTTTCCTTAACATATTTTTGTTGTTTGTCCATCTCCATTTTCCTCCTTAACCATACTTTTAGATTTATTTAATTGATATTCGTTTGCAATTCTAGCATCTATGTGATTTAAACTTAAAATTCTAGTATCTCCACCCTCTTCTGCAGGTGGCATACCTAACAAATTTAATGCATCATCTAATCTAAATACCATTAGAGGCATTAACTCTTTTATTGCATTTACTTTTGTAGCCCAACTTGCATATTGTAATCTACTAGAATAAAATTCTACTTGATTTCCCATATCTTGCTCTCGTTCTGTAAAAAGTCTAGCTGTAAAACCTTGACTTGCCATAATTGAAATAGGTTCTATTCTACTTTCATAAAAGCTGTTAAATTCCTCTTCACTATAATTATTATTAAAAATCGGTATAGATACACCATATTTATTTAAAACCTTATTTTGTATAAAATCTAATGTATCCTTGTCAATTATCTTTGGGTCTATTTTTAAATCTATATACTCACCTTTTAAATCCATTGGCAATATTCCAGATTTGCTACGTGTTATTTTGTTTTCAAATTCTTCTATTTGACTTTTTTGGTCATCATCTGTTAATACTGTATTTATTTTTAAAATTCCTCTAATTTGAAAACTAGATTCTATTCCTTTTGCAATGCCTTCTATCATTGTTTGATTAGTCTGTAGAGTTTTTAGTAAGTCTTTGTTATCATCATCTCCCATAAACTCATTTACTCCAAAAAATTGCCTTAAATGAATTACTTTATAGTATGGCATTTCTGCAGTATATCCATTTGCAAAATAAAATTTTATATACATATCCCCATATTGATTTTCCAATAAATCTACTTGCATAGGTCTTAATGGATATAGCCCTTTTATAACTCCATCTTCATACAAAGGATAAATAAAAACATTGCTGTCTAATAAAAGCAATGTTACTACTTTATATATAAACTCTGATGTAGTCATAAATGGATTTGGCATACATTTTAATAGTTTTTCTAATGGACTTTTAACTACTGTTTGCTTCCCTGTTTCATTATCTACTCTAATATGTTTTGGTTGCAGTTTTGAGCAATGTGTTGCTACTCTATCAATACATATCTTTACTAAATCGGAGGCATATACATTGTTTCCAAAGCTAGAGAATATTGGCATTTCTCCATTTAGCATCTTGTAATATTTAGTTTCCATCTTTTTTTGTTTTTCTTTTTCTATATTCCTTCCAAATACAGAATGAAACATATCTCTTATGTTTATATTCTTTTTCACTTTACTACCTCCATATATTCATTTCTATGGGCATATAATACTGCATAAACAATAATTAGACTAACTGCCCCATCTATTCTTATATATTTTTGTGAATTTAATTTAACTGGTGCTATTAGTCCATTATCATCAACCTTTATCTCTGTATTTCCTAAACACCATTTTAAAATTGGCGAATTATTGTAGTTTACTAATTTTGCTCTCAAATCTGCCTCTAAAATTTTCATTGGATTAGATAAAACCTCTTTTTTCTGTAAGATTGTTTCCATATCGAACCCTACATCTTTCATCTCATCCACCCAATATTTTGCGGACCACTTATCATAGCCTATATACATTGGTCTTATGTGATATGTTTTAAACATATCAACAAACCATTTTGTAACTTTCTTATAGTCATTCTCCCATCCTTCGCTAATTTCCATCAATCCCATTCTTGCCCATTCATTATATGGAACTTTATCTTCCCTTACTCTTTTTTCTAATTGTTCTTTTGGCATAAAATACTTTTGAATAATATATTTTCTTCTATCGCCTTTTTTCATAATTAGCAATGTTGCACATGTTAAGTCTGTTGTATCTGATAAATCGACTCCTCCAAGAGCAACACTATTTTCTAGTAATTTCATATCGAATGTATTTGGATTTATTATTTCTGCTTCTTCTAGCCATGCATTGCTGCTATTTTGTTTTATGTTAAAATCTTTGCATAGCATCTTTATTCTGTTTCCTCTATCATTTTGAGATTTTAATATTTCTTTTTCTATATAACTTACTTTTTTTATTGTTCCTAGACTTGGATTTGATTTTTGCCATGTTTTTTTGTCTCTCCATATTTCTGTTTCATTGTCCTGTGTAAATAATAATGCTAATATACTTTCATCTTCTATCTCTCCATTAAGGACTTTTCTAACATATTTTAATTTTTTATCTAGGAATCCATCTGGAATAAATCCTTCTGTCGTTATACCAAATAATAAAGGTTCATCTTTTGTTGATTGACTTCTTTTGATTGCATCTTCTACATCATCGGTTTTCATTTCGTGTTCCTCATCAATGCAACCAACTTCTATATTATATCCATCTTTGTTTTTAGTTTGTCCACTTAATTTTTTTACTTTATTTTTATTCTTTTTATGCTGTATTCTCCTCATGCTCATAAATACCCTTTTTTCTAGTTTTGGGCTTTGTGAAATCATGTTTTGCATTTCTTCAAACACTATAGATGCTTGGTCTGTTGTATTTGATGCACATACAACATCCGTTCCACCTTTTCCACAAAAGAACTCTGCCAATAGAATTGCTGCGATAAGTGTTGTTTTTCCATTTTTTCTAGCAATTAACAATAATACTTCTCTAAATCTTCTGAATCCTGTTTCTGTATATTTAAAAGAGTATGCAGCTTCTATCATAGCCTTTTCCCAAAGTTCTAGTTTAAAAGGTTTTCCATAAAAAGGAGATTTAGTATGTTTACAATAATGCTCAATAAAATATATTCTTTTATCTGCATCTTTAGTTTCATAAACATATTTGGGATTTTTTAAATCTTGCATTAGTCTATTAAGAGCTGTTTTTATTTCTATCCCTGCAACTATCTCTCCACTTTGAATTTTATTGTAATATTCTTCTAACCACATTTAGATTCCTCATTCAAACATTTTTTCAAACTCATCGAAATCATCTTCTGCATCAATTACATTCTTTTCTAAAATGCCATTTAGTGTCTTTACTAATACTGCATGAGTATTAAGATATTTATTATATAGTTTTGCACTCTCTGTTATTAGCTGATGCGATGGATTTTTACTACTAACTATTACCGATTTATTCTTTTCTATGTTTTGGTATAACTCAAATAGCTCTCCTGTAAGGTTTGCTGTCTGCTCTATAGTGCTTTCTGCCAATTTTCTTTTATTTTCCTCGACATTTTCAAATATTTTATTTAATTTATCCTTTTCTTTCTGGATTACTTCTTTTTTATCCATTTTTCAAAATTCCTTTCCAAAAATGAAAATTTTTCGGTTGCATTTTTTAGAGGTCCCCCCTCGGTCCTTGGGGGTTTTGATATTTCTTTTTTTGTGGGGGGATTTATTTTTCTACGATTATTCCTCTTTCTACATCATCCCACCATTTATTTATGTAATTTATAAACTCTATAGGTCTTTCTCCTATCCTTTCAATGCATTCTTCCTTTGTGGCATCTATATATATTGGCTCTGCCCCAAGGTCTTGTATAGTCTTATCCCTTGTGTATTTATCTGCAAATCCACCTATTACCCAAGCATTGAGCCAATCTCCTTTTCTCACTTTTATGTTGTCTAATATGATTTCTCTTATAGCAAACATATTCTTTAGTAAACTATCTGGATGCACATATCTAGGTTGTAAGCTTATACATTCCCATATATTATCTACATCTAATACCAAATCTCCTTTTAACATATGATTTTTTACATATGTAGTTTTCCCAGATAAAGGGCTTCCCCATATTAAAAATACCTTTTGCTCTTCTGGCTTTGTATTTGGTAGCCATCTGCCATGTCTCTTATTATGGCATTGATGACATAGTGCAATTAGATTCTTTGGATTTAAAGATATAGCATAATCGTTTACATTCTCTAATGTTAAGAATATTATGTGATGCACTTCTTCTGCTAATGCTCCACAATCTCCGCAAGTATTATCCGCATCGGTCAATACTTGTTCTCTTACACATTGCCATTCATCACAATTATAAAATGCTTTTAAACTTTTCCACATATTTACCATTCCTTAAACTTTGCTGTTTCTTTGTCTAGTTTTAATCGTTCTTGTTGTATTGCAATATTTTGAGGATTCTCTGCCCATCTATCTTTTGCTCTATTCTTTAGATAAAAGCACATAGCTCCTGTGTCTGGTGGTTTGAATTTCTGTACCTCAATTACTCTTACCTCTTCTCGATATTGGTCTGTTTTTACTTTTACTACTTGATGCTCTGTATAATAATATCCTGTAGCTGCTTTATATAAAGAATTTTCCACTTCTTCTACAGCTTCAAACTGTGCCTTTTTTATAAGCCCAGAAAGCCAAGAATATTTTTTCTCATATGCCTCAAATGTAGTTTTGCTTATTCCAAGGTTAGCAGCAATTTCTTTTTTAGTGCAACCTCTTTTCGCCCAATTTTCTATTTCTTCTTTTTTCTTTTTGAGCTGTTTTTCGTTGTATTTGCTCTTTGCCACTTAACCACCTGCTTTTCTTTTTCAATTTCTTTTTTGAAGCAACTATTATATTGTCTACAATTTTTACATTGATGCTTCATACAAATTTCTGTTTTCATATGTTTTTCCTCCTATAGAAAAAGACTTGTTTTTTTCAAACAAGCCTTTAGGGGAATTTTTTGGTATTACTTTTTACACTTTTTTACAATATAAATATACCACTTTTAAAACGAACAAAACGAACATATCTAACTTTTTTTAAAAAATCTTTTTAATTCCATTCTAGCTGCATCTGCAGATGTTTCCATTAAATGTCCTATTTGTACCCAGTTTTTGCCATCTATGTACTTATGTCTAATTATTTGTCTTATTCTTGAATTGTCAATTTCTTTTAGATATTCTTCTATATCTATAGTTATATCTAAAAGTTCATCTTTTTTTTCTTCTAGTAACCTTTTATACTTCTTTAGCTTTTTGCTTTCCTTTTTTTCCTCAATCCCTTCAATTACAATACTTCTTGATATATAAGGAAAAACACTAGATGAACCTCTTACACTATCTCTTACAACTTGGCAGCTTTCCGCTTCTTCTATCTCTTGTATTCGATGTTCCAAGTCTTTTATTTCTCTTTTTATATCTTCACACCTTGATAGTATATTACTCATCCGCTTCCCTCCTTTTCTTTTGTGGATTTACCACCATACAATTATTTTTTCTTATTTTTATCATCATTGTTATTGCCAAAATATGCACATACAATGATTGTTACACATATTATCAATGTTATTATTACAGCATCACTCATGACTACTTTTCCTCCTTAATTTTTTTAGATTGTTTACAGCATTAGTCCAACATTTAGTGCATCCTATACTTTCATAATTACAAATATCTTGTTCCTTCTGTTTATTTATTATTTCTGTTCCAAATATATCTGATGGACACATATTTATTCCTCCATAGCAAAATATCTGATGACATCCCTCTTCTGTTGCATTTTCTACTACTATTTGCATTATTTCTTTATATGTGATATTAGTTTCTGGCTCTTCTGTAAATATTACTTTCTTTTTACCTTTCATATCATAAATATTTGACATATTTAAGCTCCTGTACTTCCAAATCCGCCTTGTCTTATATTATCTGCATTATCATTTTCTACTTTTGCGAATTTCATAAATATACCTTGTCCTAGTTTTTCTCCTGCTTTTATTACAACATCTTCTTCTAACATGTTATAGAATAAAAATCCAATTTCTCCTTCATTGTCTGGATTATTATAATAATCTGCATCTATTACTCCTACTCCATTTGGTATTATTAGTCCTTTTTTCTTTGGATTGCTGCTTCTATTAAATATTAGTAATACTTCATCTTCTGGAAACTCTGCTTTTATTCCTGTAGGAATCATTGTTATTTCTTTTGATTTACATACTACCATTGTTGGATTATAAAAATCATATCCCGCACTATTTTTTGTACTTCTTTCTGGCATATTAAATACTATTGTTTTTTCCTTGTTATTTTCCATCTCTTCTATAAATCTTTTTACTACATCAAACTTTCTCATAATTAGTTTTCCTCCCCTATTTTTAAATTTAGATGTTCTATTACATACTCCATACCTTCTATTCTTCCATTAAGAAATTCTAATCCTTTGTCTTTTTCAATTATTTCCTCTTCTAACTTTTTATTTTTATTTGTTATTTTTTCCGCTTCTTCTTTAGCTTTTATCAAAGCATTATTACATGATTGTATAACTATGTATGGATTATTAAATAATTCATCTATTGTTTGCCCTATACTTTTACTTTTTGATTTATTTTCTTTCCTACTCAAACTTAAAAGCCTATTTATAGCTTGGTCTGATGTATGTCCATCCCATTTTGGTGCTTTCTCTAATTCTTTTACCTTAAACAAATCCCAATATTTCATTTCATAATGATATGTAGCTTGTCCATCTGGAGTATTTATTCCTACTATAAAATAATCATCATACATACTTCCATCGCTATGTAATTTACTTTTCCATGCTCTTTCTGATATACTCTCTTGATTACAAATAACACTAAATAATTTTGCTCTATGTTCGTATAACTCTCCAAATGTATGTTGTCCATCTGATATATTGTTTGTGTTTATCATTCCATTTTGTTCTTGCTCTTTTATTGTTTTGTTTATCAATTTTTCCATTTTATTCTTTTTCATAATTTGAATATCCCTCTTTCTTATAAATATAGTTACCTTTAAACATTTTCACAGCTCTATTTGCTACATCTGCATCTTTTCCGCAAAACATTTCTTGCACTACAATGTGTTCATCTATTCTTTTTGCTATTATTAAGCAGCTCATATCTTTATCCTCTAATTTGTCATATCCAACAATTATTTCTTGTTTTCTGTCCGCTTCTTTTGCTATAAATAATAATGCTGCTATTGTATATCCACATATTAAACAAATAAAAGCTACAATTATAATTACTATCATGATTTACTCCTTTCTAATCTATATATGGAATGTGGTTTTCTACTTGTTTACTATCTCCTCTTCCAAAATCTATTCCTATTGCAATTCCTTTTTGTTCTTCTAAAAATCCTTTTAGAGTAAATTTTAAAGTCATATTTTCTGCTAATAATCTTTGATAACAATCTTCACAATACTTTGCCTCATCACTTCCACAATGTAAACATGTATTTTCTTTTATCCTTGGCATTTTACCCTCCTAATTTTTACATATGTCATATTCCATACTTGAGCAATATAATAACTGCAGAATCCATCAAGCAATACATTATTTTTGTCTAATATTATTTCTGGTAATATTCCATATTTTTTATAAAAGTGCTTTTTAGCTCGTAGCTTTATTTCTTTTGGTCTTTTGTACTCCTCTGGTATTTTTATTTTGTTTATATTTTCATGTCCTAATAATTTCATTATTAAATCTAACATTTTATTTACCCTCCCCTATGGTTTTATAAATTATTCTATCTATTTGTCTATCTTCTGAAAAATCAACTTCTCTTTGTAATACATTTGTTAATTTTTCTAAATCTATACTTGCAACTAGCTGACTTCTTCTATATTCTGTTCCAGGAGCAAATCCTATTGGTGCCTTTGAATATTCCTCTTTAACATCTGCACATTGTCTAATATGCATTTTCAATATCTCATAATCTTGCTTTGCCTCTTCTAGCTGTTTATATTCTTCCATTGTCATCTTAACTTCCATAACTTTCTCCTCTGAATTGTATTTCTTTAAATTTATATCCATCTAATTTCATTTTACATTCATTTATTGATTTATAATAAATCGTTGCATATCCTGGAAAATATATTCTTCTTTTTTCTGTGTTATATGTAACCCCCTTATATCTTGAAACATCTTCCCAAAATTCTCTTTCCGCTTCTTTTGTAGTTTCATAAATATACAATATATCTCCTGTACCATATATCATTGTACTTTTTAAATACTTGTATATTTCAACAGCTACTTCTGATGTTTTAAATAAATTTTTTACTTCTTCATATATATTTTGCATATTTCTACTCCTCTGGCATTTTATAGACTTTTGGTATATTAAATATATTAGGTTGTATATCCATTTGACCTTTCATTATTGCAGGACCGCCACTTAAACTCAAATAACTAGAATATGTTTTCTCTATTTCCTGTAAAATCTCTTTTGCTCTTTCTTTGGTTTTGTAATAACCTAAATCCAAACAACCGTTAATTGCTATTGAGTATTTATACTCTTGTTCTACTGGTGGTATAATACTTATTCTTGTTATACTTTCAAAATTTATTATGGTTTCCTTATCTTGACTTATAATTATCATGATTTTCTCCTCCTTCTGCATTTAATACTTTAAATTCTATTTTAGCTCCTGTTTGTTGTTCTATTAGTTCTTTTGTATTTATTATTATATCTGGATTATAAGCAGTATTTGGAATATTCTCTATTTTCAAATTAGCTTCTATTTGTGGTCGCTCAAACAACTCTTTTGGTATATCTAGCTGCAGCCTACATGCAATCTCATTAAATGCTAAATCTGGTTTTGTTTTTCTAACTGCTTTAATTCCATTTTTGTTAATAATTAACCAATTTACTATTTTCACTATTTCCTCCCTCCTAATACTCTTCAATTTTTACTATAACTTTTGGAGTTCTAGCATACTTCTTTATAATTCTTGCATCTGTAATTTGTGCATCATCTTTAAAAGCAAATTTATTTAATGCATCACTAATTATTTTTCCAATATTATCCCAGTCTGGCTTTTTAGTTGGGCTTATAATATCTGCCAACATTTCCGCTTCTTGTAGTTTACTTCTTTTATTTGGTAATTCAAAATAAGCAGTAATTGTCATTCTCACTTTCCCCTCTATTGGAACAAATTGTGGATACTTATATACAAATAATTGTCTTACTAAATATTCATAATTTTTTGTTTTTGTAGGAGTATAGGCTTTTCCTGTATATGTATTCATTCTAGGTCTTTGCTTACCTGTTATTGATTCTTGAATTTCTAATTCATATATTATTTTTTCTTCCATTTTAGTTTCCCTCCTCAATACAAGAATGTAAATCTTGCATATTTAATCCTTTGTCTCTTCCATTTATAAAAGCATACGGGTCTGCAAACATAAAAGAATCTTTTTCTCTTGATTTGTAATGCCCTTTAATATTTAGATTTTCCATGTATTCCTCTACTTTTTTATTAGTTACTATCAAAGCATATTGTTCATTTTTTCTTGTTTCTTCCGCTTTTTGTCTTGCAAACTTTTCTCTTAATCCTCTTATAAATCCATCTGCATAGTCTTTTCTTACAGCATTTTTTATTTGTATTGCTGTGTATTCTTCATAATTATTTTTAAAATACTTATTGAATCCATCTATTAACTGATTTTCCGCAAATTCATATATTGTTTTTGCTATTTCTATATCTTCTTTAGCTCCTACAATTATTATTCTCTTGCCTGTATTTCCTCTCAAGAAGCAATCACATCTATAGTTGTTACATATCAATTTCATTAGTGATTTTCGCCAACTTCCTTTTTTTATATCTAATTCATTTTCTTGTATCTCTGACTCTTCCGATTCTTCTATTTCTTGCATTTCTATATGGTATTTAGCCATCATTTTTTGAGCCATTAACATTGCAGCTTGTGCCTCATTGGGATTTTTATTGTTATTGGCAAGGGCTAATGCTTTTTTTATTTTTTCTATGATTTTTTCTTTCACTAGTTTATTCCTCCTCTTTAATATCTTTTAGAAAAGGATTTAAGCATTTATTGTGCATTACTACTTTTACAGCTCCTCTGTTTGTTATTGAGTTTGGTAATATTGCAATCCCTCCATCTTGTTCCTCGAGTTTCTTTTTTATTACTATTTCTTGTCCACAATAATCACATTTGTAATACTCGTATTCCTTTTCATCTTTGTATCTAACCAGGTGGCTTCCATCTGGTTTTTCTTTATATTTCACATATTTAGGGATGTTATCTCTACTACTCCAAC